TTTTGTGAAACCGAACTCTGTGGTCAGGCCGGTCACCAAGACAAGACCGACACCACGGAATTCAACGTCCGGCTGGAAGGCTTCCGTGGGCGTGGTCCGAACATCTGCGTGAAGCAGGGTTACGCCGCGTTCAAGGGCAGCTATTCGGTTGCCGAGGACTCTCTGAAGCGACTGGTGACCCAGTATGCCAACGCGGACATCCGCGCGCAACTGTATCTCCGTTCCGCCTCGAAGTTCGTGGCGAACGCTGACTGGGACGTCGACTCGCTGTTTACCGGTGGTTCTGAAACCGATCTCGGCGTGAAGTTCTTCCCGCAGCTTCCGAACGGTCCTATGACGTTCAAAGCGTTGCATTACATCGCCCGCTACCTGAAAGAGGTTCTGTTCGGCGACTACTACAGCGACGGCAGCTTCCGCTTCATCGGCGGCACTGATCAGATCGAATACTTCCGTGCGGAACTGAGCGCCGACAATGCGTCTGCGATCAACGTCCTCACGCAAGGCAGCTACCAGCTTGGCAAGGAAATGCTCACCGCCTACGGGTTTGAGTCGTCTCCTTCCTACCGGGGCATCTCCTTCGGTCTGGACCAGCGTCCTCTCCGGTTCAACACCATGACGAATGGCGTTCCGAACCTGATCAACCCGGTGACCACTGTGACGAACGCGTCCAAGGGCACCGCGTATGCCAAAGCGAATCCCACGTGGCTGCAAGCCAGCTACGAAATCGGCGTTTTCATCGCTGACGGTTCGTTCGAGCGCCTCGTTCCCGAGCGGTATGTGGGCGAAGGCAGCTTCAAGTTCGCGCCCCAGTTGCACATGGGCGAACTCGAATGGCACTACCTCAAGGATAACGAGTGCAATCAATGGGGCGACTTCGGCTGGCACAAATACCAGATCAGTCGCGCCTATCGCCCGCTGCGCCCGCAGCACATCATCCCCATCGCTTACAAGCGTTGCCCGGCAGACCTCGGTCTGGTCGCGTGCTCGGATGAGGTGACTCTGTCGAGCTACACCGGTGCGGACACCTTCACCACGGTTGGGGTGTGCGAGGAAGAAGCCTAAGCGAAAGCTTAGTCTGATTCTAAGCAATCAGGTGAACACGGGGAGTGGGTCGAAAGCCCACTCCCCTTTATCGAAAGAAGAATATGATCAACCTCATTCACTCCCTGATTGAAAAGGTCACCGGACTTTTCCGGTTGGAAGAATTCAAGATCGGCGCGGTTGTCACCGGTAATGTTTCCGGCGCAGTCGCTCAAGGCGTAGCAGAGGCCACAAAAACTCCTGCTGAGAGTGTTGAGTCATGGCTGCGAATCGCACTGCTCGTCGTTCAAATCGTGATCGGTATCGCAACTGCCATCTACGTGACCCGGCGCGTGAAGTCCCCTAAGAAACCCAGCAAGGACCTTCTCATCATCGGCGGTTTGACGTTGGCCCTCGCGGCAAATGGTTGCGCGCTCGCGCAGAAGGGTGGCTCCAGTGGTTTTCGAACCCCGTCCGGCTTGTCCGGCGAAGTGAAGCAGTCGGAAAATCCGAAATCGGATACGACTCAGAATTTGTCCCGCATCACCCGGGAATTTTTGCCTGATGGCAAGGTGGTTGTGACCGAGGAAAAACTCGACACAAAGATCGGTGCAGCCCAAAAAGATTTCGCCGCCGAGACGCGCGCGAAGCTTTCCTCCCTCAAGGGAGTCGTGTGGGTGGGCATCGCGTTATTTGTTTTTGGCGCAGCCTCGTTGGTCTGGCCCCCTCTCAAGGTTATCGTTGGCAGCACAACCACGAGCCTTGTTGCAAGTGCGGCGGGGATTGCGCTTATCATGTTGCCGTCGCTCATCGTCGGCCACGAAATTTTAATTCTGTGCATCGGCGTCGGCGCTGTGTTCGCATATTGGTTCGCACACCGGCACGGAGAACTGAAAGGAAAACTCCATGTCCTGTCAAAGTAATTGCGGGGATAGCCCCTGCCAGTCGTCCGAGACGAACACAGTCGATTGCGAATCGCTGTCATCGCAGATTGCCAATTTCACGCAGCAATTTTTCGGCGACGTAGTCAAGACCGAGGTGAACGGTGAGATCGTTTGGTCTCTGCCGTGCAGTCTCGATATCGGTCTCGAAAATAATCCTCGCGCCGAGGGCGAAGGGCTCGCCTGCTATTTTCTGCGCCTGTTCAACGAAGGGATTATCGGCGCAACGGGTCCGCAGGGTGCGGCTGGTGCGGATGGTGACGACGGGGCCAACGCCTTTACTGTCGTGCTGGCCAGCTTCACGCAACCGAATCTCGGCGCACCGAACATCGTCATCTCGACTCTCTACAATCCGGCGATCCTTGAAGGACTCTACGTTTTCATTCAAAACTCGGGTTGGTATCTGGTCACCGCGAAGGACGGCTCTGGCACACTGTGGTTGACGCTCGTCAAGGCGGTCAGCAGCCCACCCGTTACGGTCACCACGGGCAAGTTGGTTGTGCCGTCCGGTTTTCCCGGGCAGAGTATTGTCGGCCCACAGGGGATTCAAGGTCCACAAGGCGATCAGGGCGATCCCGGCGAATCGCACACGGAAACGAATGGTCAATACCATGCCACGGTTGGGACGGACTATGAACTCACCGTCACGTTTGCTGCGGTGGACTTCGTCAACTCGTCCGCGCGTCTGCTGCTTCCGACCGCAGGCACCTATCAGATCACAGTCTCAACTCAAATGATTGGGTTGACCGGGATCGTGGATTCGGACATCGTCTATCTTCAGTTGCGCGATACCGTCCCGGCGACGTTGGACGGCTCTCAGTTTGAAACCTCCGAGATTTCGGAAGACGAGAATCGTGTTGTTAGCTTTACGGTCATCTACACATCTTCTGTGGACAATGAGGAAGTGCGGCTCCAAGCGAAATGCACCACGGGTGCGCGCGTTAACATCATCGCCACTCGGACTACGATGACTTATGTCAAACTCGCCTAAGTATGACGGTGAAGGTTTGTCTTCGGGTTCGGCAGCACCGGTGCGGGTCAAGACCGCTCCATGCGCTCCGCCGAAACTGACTGGGTTGCCCGCAGGGTCTTGTGATCCCGCTGTCGGCGGCGATAAGACGGTTCATACTCCGGGGTATGTGTTAGGTATTAACAACGGCCCCCTAAACTTTGGGGATTGCGACATCTGGCAGGATGACGACAATCAATTGGTGAAGGAAGCCAACAACGACTACATCTGTATTGACAACGCATGAAAACGAGCGAAATCCCGACATGGGAACAAGCGATCCCGGCAGGTGAAGGCGAAGTAATCGCGACGGTGGAAATTTCCCCCGGCGTTCGGCGGCTTCGTCGCGTTCCGCCCGAGTTCGTTGGTGCGCAAGGCGTGCAGGGTCCGCAAGGCGTGCAGGGCGTGCAAGGCGTGCAAGGAATTCAAGGTGTCGCCGGTCAGGATGCGGGACAGCGGTATACTTATTCCGCCTTAACAGCTTCCTCTGATCCCGGAGTTGGCAAACTGCGGTTTAACAATGCGAACCCTAATCTCGCTACTAGCCTCTACGTCTCGGAGACAGATGCGGACAGTAATGACCTTGAGTTTTACTTGAATCTGTGGACGACCGGTTCGTCTACAGTCAAGGGCACTCTGTTTATTCACAAAGAAGGTGACCCGTCCACGTCCGTTGCGATGAACGTTGTTGGAACCCGTCTCGACAACGGCGCGTGGGATACGTTCTCGGTTCTGCCGTTTGCATCTAACGGTTCGTTTGTGGACGGCGACACGCTGGTTTTGAATTTTACCTTCACGGGTGACCAAGGCGACACGGGTGCGGCTGGCACAAATGGAACCAACGGCACTAATGGCACGAACGGCACTAATGGTGCGGACGGTGCGGATGGCGCAAATGGCGAGAATGGTCGTCCGGGCGGCGCGGTTGCGTTCCCTTACGTCTTCAACACGAACAACTCGACGAATCCGGGCTCGCAGGAAATCACGTTCAATGATAATGATTTCGGCGATGTTACCGACATTTATGTAAACAAGACGGACGCGGAAAATAATTTCAATGACGACGCTCTAGGGCTCCCCGATACCGCAGGCGATTTGATTTTCATCTACAACAAGGATGCCGTTCCTCTTTACGGTATTTTTGAAGTCGTCAGCCATTCGGTTGCGGGAGCCCGGCACCACTACGTTGTGACATGCGTGGCCACGAGCGGTGGGAATTTTGCGAATGCGGACAATATCGTTTGGACCTTCCAAAAGAAGGGCGCGACTGGCGCGACTGGTTCTCCCGGTTCTGGCGGAACTGGCGGTCGTGAAGCTGGCATCAAGTATTCTTACAGCACGAATACCGCCAACTCTGATCCCGGCTCCGGGTTCCTGAAGTTCAACAACGCGACGCTTGCCTCCGCTACTGCACTCTTTATTTCTGAGACGGATGGTGACGTGTTGTCCCTCGGCAACTATCTCGCGACGTGGGATGACAGCACTTCCACGATTCGTGGCGTGCTCACGATGCGCAAGGACTCGGACGCCTCAGTGTTCGCCATTTTTCAAATTACTGGCAATCGCACCGACAATGGCGCGTGGGATGCGTTTTCAGTAACGCACGTAGCATCGACTGGGGTGTTCGCTAATAACGATGTCGTAAAGGTTCATTTCTTCCCGACTGGTGATAAGGGCGATACCGGCGCGACTGGGGCAACTGGTGCGACTGGCGCAGCCGGTTCGAACGGTTCGAATGGGTCCAACGGGACGAACGGTGCGGATGGCCGGAATCAGGGTCTCAAGTATACTTACGATACGACCACGACCGCAACTGATCCCGGTTCCGGCAAATTGCAATTTAATAATACCACTCTCCTGTCCGCGACGGCGCTCTACATCTCGGAAACGGATGGAGATGCAAACGCGTTGGCGGCTTACCTCGCGTCATGGGACGATTCGACTTCCACGATTCGTGGGACTCTCACAATGCGGAAGGACAGCGATCCTTCGGTGTTTGCAGTCTTCTCCATTAGCGGGACGCTGACGGATAACGGATCGTGGGATACTTTCACTGTGGCGGGAATCGTGTCGAACGGTTCCTTCAGCGATAACGACATCGTTAAGGTGAACTTTATCCCGAAGGGTGATAAGGGCGATACCGGCGCGACCGGCGCAGCCGGTTCAAACGGTGCAGCGGGCGCGGACGGAACGAAGCAATGGAACGTAGCCGTAGAGCGAGCGATTTATTTTTACAACGGCGGGACTACCAGCTTGGGGAATGCGATGACTTCTACGGCTTCTTCCGGCAATCCGGTTGCGGCCACTTCAACAAAATTGGAAGGTCGTGATCTTCGCACTTCTACGACGCTGAACAACTCAGCATTCTATGAAGCCCCATCAACGAGCACGTTCTTTTTGAGTTATAAGATGACATCGGTCATCCTGTGTAATTTGAATGAGACATCGGGAAATCGATGTTGGATTGGTTGGGCTGCGAATACGGGTGCTACCCTGTTCGGAAATAATAGTGACACGCCGGGGACGACGTTCGTTGGGTTTCGGTATTCAGCCGGAACTGATTCGGAGTGGAAGGTCGTCACGTATGATGGCACAAATTTGAACGTCTTCACGACGGGCGTGAACGTTTCCACAACCACCACGCAGGATTTTCGTATCGAGTGGGAGAACGGCGGTTCTGAAGTTCGATTCTATATCAATAATACTTTGGTTAAAACGGCGACGGTGCAACTTCCTGCTTCCGCGACTGCGATGCGCTTCGTGGCGGGTGTGAAGAACACCGTGGGTGGCGCAGGCACTGCGCGGCAGATGAATTTCGCCGTGATCAAGTATTTGGAGGGTATCGTCAACCCCTAAAAAACCGCACCTTTTAGTATATGAAGATGAATCTCAACATCAAACTCGGCGAACCTATGAAAGGGCCATCGCCTCTCGGGCCGGAGGACCCATATTATCCTTCGATCACCTTTCACGAGGATGAGCCGCTGGACCTTCCCAAAGAAGGGCTGATGGTAATTCGGTATAAGAAAGCCCGGGGCACCGAGGAAAAGGACGGCTCGTATTCTTGCACCGTGGAGGTTCAGGAGATCGTCTCTGTTGAGGCCAAGAAAACTGAGGCCCCGAGCAAGCGCGACAAGTCTGCTGAGGAAGCCCTCGACGCGCACATGGCCGCTCGCGAAAAAGAAAGCTATTAATATGTTTCGGGTTGCCGACGTAGAAGAAGAAGCCCGCAAGATCATCGGGGTCTGTGACGACACCAAGCTGTTCCGATGGCTCGGTGACGCGGTCACGATGATTGCGAACAAGGGCGAGTTCGAGGGATTCAAGGCGTGGCTTGATATCTGCACGTCCGGCGACGACCGTTGCATCACGCTCCCTCGCGAGGTGGAGACCGTCATCGCGGTGAACATCGGTGGACGCCCCACACTTGGCTACGGAACGCTTTTCAATTTTCATCTCAACGGTATGGGCGACTGTCGGTGTTCGTGCGATTGGTCGTGGCAAGATCAAGGCGCGTGGCACGTCACGTATCGCGATCTCAGCGAACCTCGCCGACTTGTTGCGCACCTCCAGACCGCTGATGACAACGGCAAAGAGTTGATCGTCTACGGATACGACACGAATGGAAACAAGCTGCGCCGACAGGTGGATGGCCAGTGGCTCGACGGCTATCAGGTCCCGACCATCTATGGCGTTGCAGTCCCGGACACAGAAGCGCCGACTATCGCGCGCATCACAGGAATTTTCAAAGCGAGGACCGCAGGCTCGGTCAAGCTGGTGACGGAAGACAACATCGTGCTCGGAGTGTATGAGCCCGACGAGGAAATTCCGCAGTTCCGGCGCATCAAGATCAATCGCGGTGCTTCGTGGGTGCGCATCGCATACATGCGCAAGAATCCCGTTTTCACCAGTCTGTATGATCACGTCCCACTCCGCAGCCGCGTAGGATTTTTGCTCGGCCTTCAGGCGCGCAAATATTACTCTAACGAAAAGTTGGCGGAGGCGCAGGCGTATGAAGTCAACGCTACGCGTCTGGAGTTGGAAGCGCAGAATAAAGTGGAACCGAATACGACCGTCAGCCCGATTCAGGTGATGGACGGTTCGGGTGCGCTCACGGACAAACATGACTACGACATTGTCTAATGCCCTCACAACCCTTTTACGATTACGACGGCTCGTTCTTCCGTGGGATGAAATCCGACACGGACCCCGCTCAGTTGCCCCTCGGGTATTACTGGTGCGGTGAGAACGTGATCAACGTCGGCGGTATGCCGGGCTGTCGCCCCGGCTATCGATGCGTCACCGAACTCCCGGACGGTAAGCTTCAAGGCGGCACTCTTTTTCGTCCCCAGTTTGGGGTGGAGCAGATTGTGGTCTGCATCTCTGGCGTGCTCTACGTCTCGGGCTGGCCCTTTCTCTCGTTTAAACAGATTCCCGGGGTCCTGATGTCTCCTTCGGCGAAGCAGGTATTCTGGTGTCAGACCGTTCAATCCGCCCGCCGAAAAACGACTGACTTTGCGTCGGCCATCGAGGTAATCGACCCGCGCAACGTGTTGATCATCCAAGACGGCGGCGAGACTGCCCCCGCATACTACGATGGGTCTCAGTCCGGCCACATCCGCGACAACGCATTCGAAACGCCGGTGGGCGGGCCGATGGCGTGGGTGGGCGACCGCCTATGGGTCGCGCATCGAAATTTTGTTCGCGCCAGCGATCCTGCCAATCCATTTTCTTTTCGTGAGGATACATATCTCGGCGGCATTAGCGCGTTTGCGTTCAAGTCGGAAGTGACCGGTCTTGCGGTGACTCCGTCATCCGACACTCCGAACTTGATTGTGTTCACGCAGAACGAAGCGGAGTTGATCAAGGCATATATTCGCGACCGTGATTCATGGCCGACGACCACGAACATGCAGGCGGAAGCTTTCAAAATTGGGACGCCGTCGCATAAGTCCATCGTCTCTCATTATGGTCGCCTCTCGTGGTTCAGTTCCGCTGGTGGCGTCGTGATGCTCGATGCGG